CGTGGATCAGTTCGGCTCATTATCGGTTTATTCTTCAATGCAGGCCAGGGCAGATGCTCTGATAAAATTGATTTCCTTATCTTAGAAACCCTATTAACATGGATAATTTCATCCATAGGAATCTCCACAATCTTTTTCAAGTTGGGAGCTTCAGTTAATATTTCGGGTCCTTCAGCAGAGAAATCAGCTTCACAGTCACCATCAACCTTAATCTTCAAAGCGTCCTCAATATCCTCACGTGTAACAATTACAGCGAGACCAAATGAATCTCCATTTCGTGATCCTCCAGCAACATGCATACCTAGTATTTTACCAGGGTAATGCTGTCCACAGGATACTACAGTCGATCCACAATCTCCCTTCATCGTTGGGTAACGATACATCAGACACTCAGTCATCTCAAATTTCCTTTTATGATACGAATAGTTCTTGTTCTTAGCTTTAGCAACAGTCACATACTTCGGGCTATTATCAATATTGATCGTAGCAGAAGTTGCTTCGAAGCTCTCAAAGTCTTCCAAAGACCAAAACTTCTTCGTTATATCAGGAAATTGAGGTATTTTCTTTGAAATGAAAGTTATGAACAACAAATCATCTTCAACACTCGATTGTGTCATCGAAATATCGAATTTCATTGTATCAGAACTTCCCTTCCATCGAATCTTCATTTCAGTTCCATTTTCAATCAGTTTATCCTCTTCATCCAAAATTGAATGGTAGTAAGACATAAATGTTTGCGCTTTGATTGGCACAGCATTATGTATCTTTCCATTCAATTCGAAGGTTAAGGATCCACCAGATTGAGCCTGAGCCTTAGTGAAATTCTTTCGTCCCTTCCGGTTATTTCGCGATTCACGGTTTCCCTTGGGAGATTCAGCTCCAAAATTCAATTCAGAGGGGGCATCTTTCTTCATTGTAACAAGCTTCCATACTGCGATAATAATCACATAAATAGAAACCCATTTTGCCATACTCATAAACATAGTTTTCACCTTGTTCTTAGAGTCATACTCCCAATACATCTCAGGCGCTCCATTTCGTTCTTCCTGGGTCATTTCGGTTGTGTCAAAAACTACATAGGGTATATATCCAAAAGATAAATACTTATCCACAATAATTTTAGCCCACAAGTCTTCCATTCGTCGTTTAAAATCTGGACCTTCTCCCATAAAGCAAGCTTCATAGTTGTCAGGTAACAAATTCCAATTATGTCCAGTCAATTGTTTTCCGTCATAGTTTGGTCCTCCGTGTAATGAAACAAAAGATTCTTTGGATTTTCTTCCCACACAAGTTGGGCATAAGAATCCATGATCTAGTTCCAAATCTGAATGTTTGTGTGCAAAATGTTTATCGCATCTAAACGTTCTCTTCACCGGTTCTCCAAGCATATTCACCATTTCCTTTCCAAGTGAATCCTTAGCTTTTTCAGTCCACAAACCCATACAGGCATGTCTATGAATCTTCTTAGGATCAACATTAGTATGTGCAACGTCAGAAATAACATCTTTTTGAATCGTAACGACAGGTTCTTCATCAGAACTAGCAGTCATAAACAAATCATCAGTTGATGACGATTCAAATGCAACATTATCAATCTCAAAAGCCTCAATCTTCTTCTTCAAGGAAGCTCGCACAATCCGTCGATCCAACAAAGTTTCCAAGTCAATAGTGTGTGGTAGTTCTTCCAGCATGTTCTTTGCTCTATTCAGTCGTCTTTCAATTCCCTCTCGGGATTTCGTTGCACCTGATTTTGTGTATTTCAGTATCTTATAAATCTCAAATTCTTTGGTTTTTGGTCTTGGTTTCACCCTAACACTCTCGTCCATTCTTTGTGTGGGTGTACCAGGACTTTCAGCCTCAAACTTGAAAAAATCAACAACGCCAGTCTTAGCATCGGATAATAAATCAAATAGTGCTTCTGTCAATCCTTTTGGTTCATTTGGTATTCCTCTCAATTCTCTCATAGCATTTTCAAGCAATTGGGTTGGCGTCAGATCTTCATTAACTTCATTGTTCAATCCCTCTTTAATTCTCCGACACGTTTCACGGTGTTCTGCATATTTCAATCTAAGGAAAGCAACCATATCAGTGTAATTCATTCTAATTCCAACTCGTCCAGCATGTGGCGCACAAGGTAATAATTCAAAGTCCAACCATTCGATATTCTTGATCTGTTCATCAGTCATTTCACTCAATTTTAGTGTATTATCACGTAAATATTGGGCAAATTCAGGCTTAATGTGCAGTTGAATAACATGGTGTCTTCTTCTATACAATGTATGTCTATCATAGTTTGTCACAGTTGAATAAGGTTTGTTATTAATTGAAACAACACCAAGGGGTTCACAACGAGTTCCTTTAATTCCAACAGCAATGTCATCGACACTTGCCAAAGGAGGTTTAAAAACTTTCGTTGATACAATCTCAAGGTATTCCTTCGCATGACGGGATTGATCCTCATGATCTCCAATCAAAAATTCATCAAACAGAATTATCTTCTGATTAATA